TTGTGGAAGACAGGAAGAGAAACCAAATGCTTGTGGAATTGATCAAGAAGGCTTCAGCTGGTACAAGACAACTTCTTGTTCTAAGTGACAGACGCTGGCACTGTGAGATGCTCCACCAATGTTTCCCCAAAAACTCGGGTCTCTACATGGGTGGAATGAAGGAGGCAGACCTTCAGGCTTCTTCTAAAAAGAAGATCATCTTCGCAACTTTCTCACAAGCCCACGAAGGCCTTGACATACCAACCCTAGATACAGTCATATTGGCGTCACCAAAGTCGGATATCACCCAAAGTATAGGTCGTATCATGAGAGAAACCAAGGGAAAGAAGAATAATCCACACATCTATGACATCCACGACCCATGGTCACTCTTCACAGCGATGTTTTACAAGAGAATGAAAGTGTATCGCCAGGGTGGTTTCAAGATACATGGTAAGGTTGCCGAGGAAGAGAAGAAGGACTTCCCTCAGGGAAAGCCGCTGTTTTTATAATCTAAATACTAATTAAATGTCTGGTGCATTGATTCAACTTGTGTCCAAAGGAGTGCAAGATGTTTACCTGAATAGTGAAGAGGGTCACTCATTCTTTCGTATGAAGTTTACGAGACATACAAACTTTTCACAAGCCCCCAAACTAATTAAAACGGTTACCGATAAAGATCCCACATTCACGGTACCAGTTTTAGGAGATCTTGTAAATTGTCTTTGGTTTGAAGGGCTTGATAAGAATTCCAATGTTTCGTCAAATCTTTTGTACAACTCAACAATTGATCTTTATATTGGAGGTCAAAAAATAGATTCTCAACACTACGACTATTACGCAGACATATGGCCAAATTATCTTGCTGAGACCTGGACGAAACAGGACGAACTCACAAACAAAACAAGTACATCAAATAGAAACTTCCAACCACTTCACTTTTTCTTTTGTGATCACGGGGCATTTTTACCCCTTGTATCTCTCGCGCATCATCAAGTTGAAGTGAGGATCAATTTTGACGAAACGAGTCTCATTGGTTATGGTGCCTCACAGAAACGAATCAATGTATATGGGAACTATATCTACTTGGACAAGGAAGAGAGAGAATCTCTTGTGAAGAGGCAAATGGATTTTGTCATTACACAAACACAGAAAATTAACTTTCCCATGTCAAATGTATTTGATAACAGCATTCAAACTGCAGGTGGATACAATGACCTTGATATCGGGGCATTTAATCACCCCGTAAAGTCTATATTTTTTGGGATGTCGGCGACAAATGTTGATCCAACAAATGACCGTTTTACTTTTAAAAACGGTGATATACACATTAATGGAACACCGCTTCTTGAAAATATGAGTCCAACATATTTCCACACAATTCAAAACTACTACAAATCAAAATATGGTAAGATAGATTTCCGTGTTGACTCAGAGGATCTTATGTATACGAGATATTTTGCCTACCACTTTGGTTTAAATGTATCAGACTATAACCCGTCGGGTACATGCAATTTCAGTAGGCTTGACAATGCAAAACTCATACTTCGTGGAGTTGAGAAAGGTATCTTTAGGGCTGACGATAATGAAATGTCAGTTTTTGCTGTAAACTATAATGTCCTCAGGATCAAGGATGGTTTGGCTGGAATTTTATTCGGGAACTAAAGTATAAATGGGTAGAACCGCAAGATTCGAACAGATTTATGTGGCGAATCTGGACGCAGAACCTGTTGAAGAAGAAACTCTTACTGGAGTCAAGAGTATTTTGACAAGAGAAGTAGAAGCAAATGAACTCCTACTTGTTATAGATCCCGAATCCGGTGTGAAAGGTCGCCTCGGTATAGCAAATACAACACCATCAAAATCTATATCAGTAGCCGACAAACTCTACATCGATGAAGATGCTACACACGTAATTGACTTAAAATCATCTGGTCGTGCATCACGTTGGTTTGTTGACAATCAGATATCCATTGGTACAACGAACCCAACAAACGCGTTTCAAATTGATTCTGGTGGATCAACTAAAGTAGCCATTGATTTATCTGGTCGTGATCTCATGACGGTGAATGGTAACTTAGTTGCGAGTAATCTAATTCTATCAGATAGATTTACAACATCTGGATCAAATCTTATTATTCAAGAAATAGAATCAAATGTTGTGACCGTTGCAGGTGGTATAAAAGGTTCAAATCTATATGCCGGTAGTAATGTTGGAATTTTTGACCAGGGTTCCAATGTCATGATGTTACAAGGTAATGTATACCAAGACGGTGATCTAAACCTTGTGGGTAATATTTTTGTAAAGGGTAATGTTACTGTTTCGGAAACTGCGACATATATTTCTACACAAGATTTGCGTGTTGCGAATGTTGTCATTCATTCGGCTTTTGGAAATGAAGTACTGTCACGAGAAACGGCATTTGTTATGACACCCGGTGGTCTCTCAGGTTTTTCAAATGTAGCACTGGGTTTCGTCGGTGGCGATCGGGGTAGAGAGATGGCCTTTTTTCAAACGGACGCTTACGGCGGGTTAAATGCGGACACAATTAATGTAGACAATACAAAGTCAATTAATGTTCATGTATATGGTGACATTTACACATCAAACAATATAGGTGCCGCGAACACATATCCAACACACGACCTCTGTGTAGGTTCAAATGTCTTTATTGACGACACAAACTCAAATGTTGTCTACGCAGATGGTAATGTGTACGCCAAGGGTCTCATACTTGGATCAACTGGTTTGAGAGCTGGTAATCTGCTCACATTGGATGCGACTTCTGCGACACCTGTGACGATAAGTGGAAATGTCCAAATGAATGCGTTACGCACTACGGGTACGGCTCCATCAGGTATTTCAAACCTATCACCTACGGATACACTCTCCGTGGGCGCCAAAATATTTGCTAATACAACAGCCCTAAACACTCTCAGAATTTTGGGTAACACTGCAACAACAAATCTCACAACTGAAATGGTTTTTTCAAGTTCAAACCTCGTTGTTCACGCAGATAGATTCGGTGGCGACAGTATATCAAATGTACTTGTGCTTAAATCCGGTCCAACTGCCTCAAATGTGAGCTCCATAGAAGTATATGGTGCGAGTACAACAGCTACACAACAAAAAATTACTATGAAGACAAAGAATACTGAAAGAATCCGAATCACTTCGGATGGTAAAGTGGGTATATCAAACACAAGTCCAACGGAGAGACTTACAGTGTCGGGTAATATCTATGTGATTGGGAGTAACACCATTTCAACTGGTAACATATGGGGATCTACGGGTAATATCGCGATGCGTGCGTATACGAGTGTTCCCAATGGGGAAACACGGGTTGAAAATATAGTTGGGGCTGGAAAAGGTGTCAAGTTTTTCGCGAGTACCACACCCACATTGGGTACACCCAAATTGACTCTCTTGGAATCAAGTAATGTGGGTATAAATGTAGCGTCACCAGTGGGTAGACTCCACACTTCCGGTGGAACTGTGTTTCTCAATGATCAACCAACATACAGAAATGGGTACAGTCACCTGAACTCTTCCCTTGTTGTAACAAACACTCAACCAATTGTGGATACCACTGACCTCGGTACAGTGTTGCACTTGGCTCGTGAAGGAAATGCGACACGCCACGGTGCGCGAGCCACTTTCAAATTGGGTAAGCATGACAACGCATCTGGGAAATCCAAAACAAAGATGGATATATATCTGGCGGATGAAGACTATACAGATGAAGTAGATGTTTTGACTCTTCAAAGTGAAGGGCGCGTGGGTATCGGTACTACACAACCCACAGCACATTTGGAGGTATATTCTACGGGTACAGCAAACCCCTTAACAAATGGTATCCTCGTACACAATCACGAGGCCCCATCAGGTGATGCGATAATCGCTATGCAGACCGATATCAATGAAGGTAACGCGTTTACATCTTATATTCAAACCGACGGGGACATAGATCCTACAGGTTGGGCAGTGGGTGTATCCGGTTCCAATGACTTCCGAATTACACAAAACCCCAATAAGGTTTATGACGCGGGTGCTGTGAGTATATTCATAGATGGTACATCCCGAGATGTTGGTATAGGTACAGATGTGCCACGGGGTAAATTAGAAGTTGTCGGTAATGTTGTGATCGGGCAACAACTCACATTTAGTGGTCTCGATGGTGATGAATTTGGTAATACACATATCATAGAGAGAAGATATAATACCGATTTTTCAAGAACCGAATTGCTCCTCTTTAAGGGTAACGACGCTTCGTCGGCTGATAACGGACCCGATAGAATTAGACACATAGCGGGTGAACATGTATTTCAAACATATACATCATCTGGAGAATCCCTATATGGAACAAGTGAAATTTTGGAGACAATGGATGGTCAAACAGATAAGCCAATGGTCATATGTGATAATGGTCTCGTAGTTGTTGGTGGTCAGCGTGGTGATGCAGATGGGAGAGGTGCGAATACTAAGCTTGTTGTAAATGGCGATCTTGAGTTTTCGGGTGGGGGTTCATTTAAGCTCACCGGCTTTGAATTTTCCACAACAACTGGTGCTACAAGTCGTAATATTATTAGAAGTAAATTAGATGGTTCTACTCGTCGCGCTTTGACTTTTGTACACGAAATTGATGAGAACAACGATGATGAATTTGCTCGGTTTGATGGAGAAGGTAAATTGGGTTTCGGTACGGATTCGCCGGTTGCAAATGTTCACATCTATGATACAACAACTGAAAGTATAGACCTCTTGAAACTTCAAAGTAGCGGTGATGATAAGGAAACTGGTATGCTCCTATATACAAATGAAGGTGAGGGTGCATATGCACGCGGTTTCAGTGATGCCACGAGGGGTACAACCGGTCTTGTTATGGGTGTCGCCAACAATAGCACCCAAACAAACTGTATGCACCTCATTCATACAAGTAATGTGGGTATTGGCACGCCTATCCCAGCTACAAAGTTCCATGTGTTTAATGGTGTTGCGAGAGTGGAGAGTCCTTCATCAAATGCCATTATAGAACTCAAGACAACTACTGGGATCTCCAATATTTACTCAGATACGACTGGTAACGTGTATATTCAACCGGTCACATCGGACAAAACAACATTTATTAACAGCGACCTTGATATTACAGGTAACGTTGCTGTTGGTGGTAATATTGATTTTACACAAATTGCTGTAAATCTTGGGGGGTCACCCGCACAAGCGGATATTCACACGGCTGGTGGGACTATATTCAATTCTAACCAGGTTTCTCGTAAGACATATGCACACACATTTAGTGTGGGAGCGGGTGATGCTAAAGATATTCAAATATTGTTTGATAAAGGTGCATTTTTTGCAAAAATCGTCGCCATGTTGAGGAGAACAGATAATTCCACTGTAGAAGATTTGAGTACAATGATTCTTGAAGTTCATGGTGGCACAGGGAATGCATCTAATCCAAGTTTAGATGTAGCCGTGGGTACCAAAAATGTTTTTGGTGGTACAAATAGTTATCCATGGAGTTCAACTGTGACAACCGGTCAAAGAGGTATAAGTATAGTTCCATATAATATTGATGTGGCCAGGATATACAGTTACGACATTTCCATAGAACTCATGTCTTCGTGTGGTGGAAAAGTTACAAAGGTCACAAGAAATCTCACAATTCCAGGAAACTTGGACAGTGGTACAGGTGGTCAAACGGAAATTACAACATTCACATATTAAATCAATTTTACCTAATGGGGAGTAAAGATCCCAAAAGTAGAATTAATAACAATTTACGCCCTGATGGAGTCAGAGACGGCAAGGAATAAAACGCCGACAATGAAAGCCATGACGACGTAATTACATTCAGTTTCCTCGAGGCCAGCCAAAGGTTTGCTTTCAACCTTTGGACTAACAACAGGTTGCTGTTGTCTGGCAGGAGGTTCGAGTTCCTCCAAAGGACAGTAGCCTATCATTTATACTGTACTTAGAGATTAATTTCAGTCTTCTTCTTTTTGCGTCCTCGCTTAGACTTGCTGGACTCAACATTCACTTCCTTCACTTCACCACCCGTGGATTCTCCTGAAATGGAAACAATGTCGGAGACATCATCATCATCTTGTTCAGTGACTGGGATTGGAGTTGTATTCATTGGTGGTGGAGGTGGCATCATGACACCACCCATGAGACTTGAGATGTCAATACCCGGACCCTGCATCTCGTACTGGCCGATGCCACCCACTGGAGCCGCATCAGCTGGTCCAGATGGCGCACGAGTTGTGTTTTGAACGGCAGACATCATATTTTTGACAAGGTCTGGGTTTTGCTTGAGAACATCATTCATATTGGGGAGAGCACTCTTGAACATACTGTTTGTCAAGTGGAACATCATCGCTGAACCACCCAACATCATAATGAGTTTGACCTCGGGGGCGACATTAACCTTGCTTCTGTACTTGACATACAACTCTTCAAAGACTCCATCATAGTCATCTACATTCTCCATGACAGACTCCGACCAACCCTCAAGTTGGATCTCAAAGGGGTTGTACCTTTTGTTGAGGAACTCCAAGCCTGTAACACAGGCTACCAACATACGCCGAGAGAAGCGAATAGATTGTTCAACATCAATACTGTAGGTAATCCGCTTGACTTCTGTACGGAGGTCTTCAACGCTTGAGTACACATTGAGTCTTTTGTTGACAGCAAAACCTTTCTTCTCAAGACGACCCAATTTATTAACAAGATCACTTTTTTCTTCATCTACAGAGCTGTAGCCTTTAGATGGTTGTTCTTGTTGCATACCCATTTCTGGACCATCTTCGGCATCGTCAAAAAACATTGGTTCATCTTCACCATAGTCAATTTCTTCATCTTGTTGTTGTGGTGATGGAGCTGTTTGCTTGGTTGGATTCACGAAAGCATCCATGGCTTCTTGTTGTTGTTGTGGTGGGGGGCGGTACGCTTGCTGTTGTGGTGGACGACGCACAGGCTGAGGACGCGAAGTTGAAATCTCAATTTCATCCATCAGGGCCTGTTCATCAGCGTCAAGTTTCATCACAGTGGCACTCCCACGATCTAAGACAATTTCTTCAGCCATCTACTCTCTAATAGGAAACTATTCAATAACCTTTAACGCACTTTAGAAAAAATATATATGTACATTATAAATGCTCAACCTTAACCGTGCTAACCGAAATGCCATCATGTCCATTGTTGCCTTGATCGCTCTGATCTTTGTGCTCGGTATGTTGAAAAACACCAGCAAGTACCAACCCAGACCAATCACCATTAAGGCGATCAATGAAGAGTCCATCTTCAACTTGGAACACCGCCTTGAATGCGCCCCCGGTCACACCAGTGAGGGGAGCACCTACACAAAGAGTCTCACACCAGGTGGTGTCTGTGGCTCTGAAAAGCTTGTCGCGGAACAAGCGGGCTATGAGATTGAGGACGGAATCGGTGGATCTTTAATCTAAGCTAATACTAAATGGCTTTGGTTACCTCGCCCCAGACTATTCCAGATCTTGACTATGAGTATCACACCATAACCGTTGACACGATTGGACAAGACAGTGCGAACACTTTTACTTGCCACCTTCAGCAACCCCTAAAAAATGTGGTTCAGGCGAGACTCCTTGCGGCTCACATTCATTCAACCGATGCGACCGAACATTGCTATGTCTCAGTTGAAGAATTGGATTCCATTTTCAATGACAGAGCTTCAAATGTTTTGACTGGTCAGGGACACTTAAGTATGCTCCGAAGTTCTTTTGCGAGTCTCATAAGTGAAAGCACTACACACGGTGGAAGTAATTCACTTATCACTTTCAAAGACAACTATCCAATCGCGACACAATATGTCAACCCAATCAGGCGTATTGATCGCCTCGCTGTGACCATTAGAGATCAAGATGGTAACACAATTAAAAATTCCACAGATGCAGGTGCAAACTTTTTAGTTTTTAGATTTGTGTGTAGAAAACCAAACTTGTAATTTTCTCCCTTTAAAGTAGTATAACATGTCTTCGGGTATTGTTCAACTTGTAGCAATTGGTGCTCAGGATGAGTACATTATGGGCAACCCAGAGATATCGTTTTTTAGTTCAACCTTTAAACGACACTCTAATTTTTCACAATCCGTTGAAAAGCAAACTATACGCGGAGATGTGAAAAATAATTCAATGTCAAGTGTTCAAATTGAGAAATCGGGTGATATGCTCGGATATATCTATTTGACAATCGATGATACAACAGAAGCTAAAGATACCTCACGATGGGATCTACTCATTGATAAAATTGAGTTGCTCATTGGTGGTTCCGTGATTGATACACAAGATTCAGTGTTTACAGAAAAGATTGCGATTGATACATTTGCACAAAATGTATCACGAAGTGCTATTGGTACACACCCAGGTGTTCACGCGCGTTCCTATTTTTATCCCCTTCGTTTCTTCTTTTGTGAGGGACCACAATGTGCACTCCCACTCGTTGCGCTCAACTATCATAACGTGGAGTTACGCATTCACTGGGGTTCCCAAGCAGCAAACTATAATTTTGAAATG